ATCAACCTCTACAATCCGAAGCTCTCTCAGGCTCCGTATGGCGGTCGCAAGCGCTATCTCCGGATCGTGCTCACGCCGACCTACACCAGCGGCACGTCGCCGGCAACGCTCACCTACGCCGAGTTCATCGGCGCACCGGGCAACGGCACACCGCTGCCAGTCAGGTCCGCTGTATCGAATACCTAGCGTTATTCCTTCGCTCTGCCGACCGACACCTGGCAACAGGCAACGTCGGCGGCAGGCGCGAGGGCACAACCTCGCTTTATGCAGCAGATTGTCGGCGAAATCATAAATGGCAGCGGCACAAATTGGACACTGGCACAAACACCAGTGTCTAATTCGGTTGCGCTCTATGCTTCCGGCGTCCGCCTCACGCCGGGTATCGGCAACGACTACACGATCAATGGCGGCGCCATCACCACCTTCGAGAGCTACACAGCTGGACAGCTCACCGCCGACTACACGCCGCTTTCCGGGACCAACATCGTCACCGGCATCGCCGATCAGGTTTCCCCTTTCGCGCTCACCACGCTTCAACGTGTTAAAGACCTGCTGTTCGATCCGAACAAGACGATTTCCCTGTCGGGAGCTTCCCTCGCCGCCAATTCCACCAACGTCACCGGCTTGTCAGTCCCTTCGGGCAAGACCATCCAAGTAGGGCAGACGATCATGGGAACGGGCATCCCGAGCGGCACCACCATCGCCGCCATCGTCAGCGCCAGCCAAATTACGCTGTCTCAGGCATCGACGCAGACCAACACTGGCCAGACACTCATCGTGATCGACCAGCCGACCGCCTTTGACGCGGTACTGGTGCGGCTCATCAACTGGGCGACGAATTACATTCAGAACGAATGCGGGCGCTGTTTCGTGCAGCAAACTTACACAAATGACACCTACTCAATCGACAATCCGAGCCAGGAAAAGCTTCAGCTACGCAACTACCCGGTGTTTTCGATCAGCAGCTTCCAGTTCCGCGCGGGAACAGTCACGAGCCCGAGCTGGACGGACTTCATTGCGGATCAGTACGAGCTCATCAATCCCCGAACGGACCCCGTTTCAGGGCTGACCTACTGTCCCTCCGGATTGATCCGTGTCTACGGCGTCCTGCCGATGATCGCGAGCAACATGATCCGCGTCACCTATGTGGGAGGCTATCCGGTCAATTGGGCAAATCCCGAGGACCACGACACGCACTGGCTCCCCGGAGACATCACCAATGTGTGCGAGAACCTTGTCGTGCGCCGGTTTACCCGCCGCCAAGCAGCAGGCAAGAACGGTCAGACGATCGATGGCGCGACGATCAACTGGCGCAATGCCTTGGATCAGGAGGATATCGACGTGATGGGGCAGTATAAGGACGTGCATTTCTAGCGTATGGCGCAGACGCAGCAGAAAATCCGCAAGGGACAGATTTGGAGGAAAAGAGACAGATTCATGCCGAAGGGCTCTGAACCTTTCTATCTGCTAATATTAGGAAATGCGGGCGGCAGCCATATAAAGACCAAATGCTCCAACGGTACCACGCACTCGATCCTGCCGTTCATTATCAAACAGAAATTCGAGCTTGTTGAACAATGATGTATGGCAAATTTTGAGGTATCAGTTCAGGGCCTCGACCAATTAGTCGCCAAGCTCAAAGACGCGCCCTCAATCGCCGCGCCCATATTGCAGCGCGCGCTTTCAGCGTCCCAAGCCGTCCTCGCCAAAAACACGACCAAAGGCACGGTCCCGTGGCGCACTGGCTTCTTGGTGCAGAGTTTCCGGGCCGAGCTCACGACCGGGATGCTGCGGTGGTTCCCAACCGCTAGTTACGCGCCTTTTTTGGAATTTGGAACTCGACCACACGTCATCGAAGCTAAAGACAAGAAGGCGCTGTTCTGGCCCGGTGCCGATCATCCGGTGCGCAAGGTAAACCACCCCGGCACAGCGGCGAATGACTTTATGGGCAGAATTGTCAACACATCCCAGAGCGAGATAGATACGACCTTCGAGACCGCGTTATCGCAAATCGTTGCTGCAATCGCAGCCCAGTAGCTATGACAAAACTCGCCAGCAACATAAAGCAGCAGATCCTCGTAAACCTCAAAGCGCTTCAGAGCGCGGGCTCGATTAACTCCTTTGTGTCGCTCGACGCAAATCCCAACCCGCTCAGTGACATGCCTCCGACCGGCTACCCCTTCGCGATCGTCGGCATGCCGCGCATTGCGTCCGACTTCGAGGACCAGGATACCAACATCCGCACCTATCGCTATGACGTGCTGTTCGTCCTCAACCCATCAGAGCTGGCGCACCCTGACACGGACGTTGAGGATTTGATCGACGCCGTGCTCAATCAATTCGACAGCAATTACACCCTCGCGGGCGCAGCGGATGCCGCCGTCCTGCCGGCAAAGATCGAAACAGCCCCCGTCTCAAGCGGCGATAAAACCCTCCTGTGCGTAGTGGTGACATTGGAGTGCCGCGCCCTGTACCAGCCCGGAACCTAGCCTATCCGAGATCTGCCACTCCCCCACTTCCCCAGCAGCTGTCCCCTTTCAGCTATGCCCTTGGGGAAGGGGGGGAAGACCTCGTTATCCACACGCCCGAAAGCTATCGTTTAGCCGAGATACAATAGACCCATATGGCACTCGAAAATCCGCAAGCAAACAAAATGCTTACCAATCCGCCCGAAAAGAAGGGCTTTCATTTCGCAGCAACGCTTGAGCACGCAGCCGCCTATATCGAAGCGGAGACGATCGCTGAAGCGGAAGCGATCTATCACAAGATCAAGCAGCCGATCGCGTCCGAGCCGCAAGAGAGCGCCGCTGGTGGAATGGTCACGGAACCAGTGAAAGAAGGAAGCCCCGCTCCTGCCGCCGCAACTGCGAGCCCGGCGCAATCCACAGGTCCGGTCAACGAAAAAGTGGGGAGTGTAAACTAAACCTATATGAGCCAGAAAGGAATTGGTCGACTTATAAGCGTGGGTTTGGCGAAGGAGGCAACGCGCGGCACGGCGCAATCTTCGGCCACGTATTGGCTGCCGTGGTCGGATTTGACGCTCGACGAGAAAAAGGAGTTCGTCACCGATGACCAGGCCTATGGGATCATCGAAGACAGCACGAACCTCACCCAGACGAAGAAGTGGGCCGAGGGCAGCATTCAGGGCAATGTCGCCGACACGACCTTCGGCCTCATCCTCTACGGCATGTTCGGCGGCTACGCCGTCACGGGATCGAACCCCTATACCCACACCTTCACGGTGGGCCAGAGCGGCCAGCACCAGAGCATGACGCTCTTCCTCCACGACCCGCTCTCCGGAGTGGATTACAGCTATGCCAACGGCGTCATCGGCAAACTGGAGCTGACGGCCGAACTCAAGAAATTCTTGGCCTACAACGGCTCCCTTATGGCGCAGAGCGGCGCGGCGCAGAGCAACTTCACCCCGTCGACCACGACCGAGAACCGCTTTGTCCCGCAGTACCTCGCGGCCAAGTTCGCGCTGAACTATAGCGGTCTCCAGGGAACGCTGACCGCGACCGGCACGGCCGCCAGCACGGTGCACGTCACCTCATGCAGCATCAATCCGCAGACGAACCTCAAGGTCGGCATGACCGTGACCGGCACCAATATTCCGGCCGGCACGACCGTGGCCAAGATCGTCTCGTCGAGCGCCTACGACCTGTCGCAGGCCACTACAGGCGCGATCGGCACCCAGACCTTTGGCCCGGCCGTTATCGCGCTCAAGAGCGCCAAGGTAACGATCAATAGCAATATCGAGAGCCAGGACGTTCTAGGAAATCTATCCCCCGCCGACTTCCTCAACAAGGAGTTCAGCGTAGAAGGAACGATCGAAGCCATCTGGCAAAACGAGAGCGACTTCAAAACGCAGTTTATGGCAGCAACGCCGCTTGCGATCCGCCTCGACTTCCTCAACAGCGACGTATCGACGAACCCCGAAATTTACATCGATATGCCGAAATGCACCATTCAGGAGCTGGGCAGGAGTCTTAAAGTCAAAGATCTGATTTATCAGACTTTGAAGATAAAAGCCACGTACAGCGTCACAGATACCCTACTTTGCAAAGCGGTTCTTATCAATACCTCAACATCAAGCTACTAACAGCAAAAACCGCCAGCTCACGGGAGTGGGACTGGCGGTTTTGGCAAGCCGGAAAGCAACCACCTAGAAGCAACCGGCCTGCTCTTACATTATACCATCTTGCTGAATTTCCAAGCTATGGTACAGTAACGCCATTACAGGTTAAATCACGGGAATATGAGCAATAACTTACAAGCAGGCATAGCAGCGACAATAATCCTGTTTCTTTCCGGGCCAGGTATAGCGTTTCTGCCTGCCGCCGCCATAGCAGGCATTCTTGGGCTTCCTTTCCAGCAAGTGTTTTATACGGCATGGGCGATGGTCACTACTCCGGGTTTGCTATGGATCGGGTTTGCGACCGGACTTATCAAAACATCAAGACAATAGTATGGAGCGAGAAACTAAAGCGATCACCACGCCGGGCGGCCGCACGATCGTTCTGCGCAGCTACCTCACGGGCCGCGAGGAAAACGAGCTTAAGTCACTTCTCTACGCTGACCTGAAGATGAGCGCGACCGACGTACAGGCTGGCAAAGTGTCCGTCACCGACATCCCCGCATCCTTTATCGTCAAGCAGGAGGAAAAAGCAGTTGAGCTGCTGATCGTCTCCGTCGACGGGAGCACGGAGAACCCCGCCCAAAAGGTGCTCGATCTGCCGTCTGCCGAATACGATTTCGTGGTGCAGGAAATCAATGCGATCCGCATCCCTACGAGCCGGGAGAAGTCCGAGCAGCTTGGCACCGATACTTCTCAACCGGCGGCATAGAATTCGATACCCAAATCATTGCCATCCTCTGTAAAGAGATGAAATGGGATTTCGAGCAATACCTGTCGCAACCGACATGGTTTGTTCTCATACTCCTGGAGTTGTTGCGGGCTGAACATCAGCCACCACGATAGGTTTTCCGTCCCATTTGGGCTTATCGAGCGCTGCAATGACGCTGCTCAGCTGGGGGGCCATACCCGCAACAAGAGCATCCGCTTTTCTTACCAACCGATCGATATTGTCTGCGGAAGCATCGTCAAAATCTTCATTTGCGGCATTGGGATCCTGTTTCAAGTCCTGTCCGAGGGCTATATCAAATCGAATATGATTAGCACCCAGCATCTCGGACATCTCATACGCAACACTATCTGAGTTACCGTCAAAAAGAACATTCAACAGCGGCCGTGCCCAATGCACCAGCCCCCAATTCGCGGCCTGAGCGTATGGAATAGGACGTTCAAGAGAACCGGTCCCAAGCGATAACACCAGGAAGCCCTCAGCGTCTGGGTACATTCTCCGAGCGGCCACCCAAGCCGTCATGGCGGGGTTGTTTGCGAACACGCCGCCATCGATCATCCCGTATTCTCGGTTGGACTGGCTCTTGATAAGTGCGGGTGGAAAATACGTGGGCGCAGCGGAGGTGGCCCTGGCAACGTCTCTTAGAAGGAAGTCCCACTCTTTCGGATCACCATCGGGGTCCAGGCCGGAGTTCCATGCTCTCCAGCTCTTGAAGAAATACGGAGCTCGTGGTGACATCACACCTACACCGGGGCCTGTTTGATCAAATGGCAGCTGGATCGCATAGCTCGGAACCAGTATGTTTGTTGTTTTAATATCGGAGAGTTTACTATCCCCGAGCTGCGCTGCAAGAATTGTTTCAAGAGGCCCGGCATCATAGTCGGGATTGCTAAGCCCATCGATCGTAGTCACCTTATCCCATAATGATCGATGGAAAATCGTGCCTCCTTCCTGCTCGTAGAGTTGAGCCATCTGCTGCGCAGTTTTCGCAATGCATAGTCCACAACCGAGAATGCCGCCCGTTGACGTCCCCGCAATAAGATGAAAAAGATCGCGAGCAAACTTCCCGGTCTGTGTCTCAATCTCTTGCAGCACCCTGGCGGGAATAATTCCTCGAATACCGCCACCATCAATGCTCAGAATGCGGATGATTTTATCTACCATTTTTCCTCCCTCGGCTTAATTGGTTAACGTGTCGCGGCAGCCCCGATGAGGGCGACTCCCGCTCTAGGTGTATAATCCTGGGTATATGGGAGGCTCAAGCACTACACTTTCAATAATCGTAAAGCTTATTGACGATGCGTCTTCCGCGATGCAAGGCGTCGGCGATAAGCTTAAATCTGTCGGGGCTAGCATGAGCAGCGCCGGGACGACGCTCACCACAGACGTGACGCTGCCGCTTGTGGGCGTCGGATACGCCGCCACGAGTGCTGCCAGCCAGTTCCAGGCCGCGATGATGATGCTGGTTACTCAGGCCGGATTGCCCGCTAGCCAGCTCGCCAACCTCACCGCGCAGGTGCAGGCCTTTGCCGATAGCGGCGCGCAGCAAACCCCGGAAGTGCTGGCTCAGGGCCTCTACCACATCGTCTCGCTCGGCGTGCCCGCCGCGGACGCCATGGGCGTCCTCAAAGACGCGAGTGAAGGCGCCGGACTCTCCGGTGCGAACCTGGAGGATGTTGCGAGCGCGCTCGGCGCTGCCGTGGCATCCAACATCAAAGGCTCAGGCGACTATCAAAACGCGATGGCGATCCTCAATGCGACCGTCGGCGCGGGTAACATGCGTATGCAGGACCTCGCGACGGCGCTCGGTAATGTTCTTCCACAGGCCACGACCGCCGGGCTCAGCCTCACCGATGTCGGTGCTGCGATGGCGACGATGACCGACAACGGCATGCCAGCCGCAGATGCCGCTACCCGCCTGCACATGGCGATCTCGCTCATGGAGGCGCCCACCCATCAGGCCACCCAAGCGCTCCAGAGCATTGGCATCACTCAGCTTCAGCTCGCCGACGACATGCGCAATAAGGGGCTCCTGGCAGCTCTTACCGATCTGCACGACCACCTGGTCGACACCGGCCTCACGGCCGATCAGCAGGCGCAAATCCTCTCGGAAGCATTCGGCGGCGGCCGCACGTCAGGCTCAATCGAGCTCTTGCTCAACAATCTCGACCGCGTGCAGCAGAAATATCAGCTCATCGATCAAGGCGTGAACCAGTTCGGCACCGACGTGCAGGATCAGTCCCAAACCGCAGCGGCGCAGTTCGCCGAAGCGCAAGCACAGATGTCCGATGCGATGATCAAACTCGGCGCTGCCATGCTGCCGCTCATTACGGACGTGATGCCGAAATTGGTGGCGGCGGTGACGTGGCTGGTGAACGAATTCGTCAGCTTGCCGAAACCGGTACAGGACGGTGTACTGATCTTCCTGGCCCTTTTTGCCGCGCTCGGTCCCGTCCTCGTGATCATCGGATCGATGATCACTGTCGTAGGTACGCTGGCGACCATTATCGGCGCGATCAGTGTGCCGGTGCTGGCCGCGATTGGCATCCTCGCCGCGCTCGGCATCGCAGTTTACGCCTTGGTCGGTATCGGTGACGACCTCATCAACCACTGGGGCGAGACCTGGACCGGCCTCAAGGTCATGTTCCAAGAAGGCGCGAACGCCTTAATCGGCTACGCCGAGGGCTGGGCGAACAGCTGGATTAACGGTGCAAATGCCGTCATCAGGGCGCTCGACTCGATCAAAATCTCAGTTCCGACCTGGGTCCCCGGCTTAGGCGGCCAGAATTTCAGCCTTTCGCTCCCGACCATACCTGAGATCAACCTGCCGCATCTCGCCAGCGGCGGCATCGTCACGGGTCCGACAATTGCACTCATTGGTGAAGCCGGCCCGGAAGCGGTCATCCCGCTCAACTCACAGAACGGCGGGTACGGCGGTATCACCGTGAATGTGAACGGCGGCTACTACCTTGATCAGCGCGCAGCCCAAGATTTCGGCAACATGCTCGCCAAGACGGTAGGGCAGCAGCTCAAGCTCCGTAGCATTTAGCGTATGGCAGTAACAATTAAGCGGACACCATCAGGAGGATCGCAGACCGACATCAGCGGGTCGGTTGTTTGGAAAACCATCAATCTGGCGTTGGTGCTGACCAAAGAAGTCTCGACGCTCTCCTTCGACGTGCTCAAGACGCCGAGTGCCACAGTCCCAGCGATCGGCGACCAAATCGACCTCTATGATGCTTCGGGCCACATCTTCGGCGGCATCGTCACCGAGACTGAGCTTAAGATCGACGGCGGCATCCAGGCGCGCTACACGATCACCGTGACGGATTGGAGCTACCAGTTCGACTCCAAGATGGTTGCCAATATCTACACCGACGAAGACCCCGGCAACATCGTTAAGGACATCGTCTCGAATTACACCAGCGGCTTTACCACGGTAAACACGCAGCTTGCTGACTATACGATCCCTTCGATCAAATTCAACTATCAGCCGCCGACGAAATGCCTCCAGAAAATCGCCCAGCTCATCGGCTGGGACTGGTACATCGATCCGTCCAAAGACGTGCATTTTTTCCAGGGCGACGTCGACAACGGCGCTGGAGATACCGCGGCGCCGTTCAGTCTCGATGACACCAGCGGCAACCTGGAGTGGCCCACGATCGATCTGACGCAAAACTCGCAGAACCTCAAGAACAGCGTCTATGTGATCGGTGCAACGTACAAGAAGACCTACACGGCAACGAGCGCGATCGACGTATACAAGACCGTTGCCGGTCAGACCACCTATCCGCTCGTTTATCCCTACGACAAGACTACCTTGACCGTCACGCTCGACGGTGCGGCGCAAACCGTCGGCATCTACGGACAGGACGATCCCAGCGGCTTCGATGCGCTCTATTCCAACTCAAGCGGCGGCCCAGCGTTCGTCGTTCTGACCGCCGACCCCGGCGCCCGACACACGCTGGCGGTCTTCGGAGACGCCGACGTGCCGATCCTCGGTTACTCCGGCGACAGCGCCTCGATCGCGACCTACGGCGAGTTCCAGGACACCATCGTCGACAAGCAGATCACGACCTACCAGGAGGCGCAGCAACGGGCCATTGCTGAGGTCATCCAATATGGCCAGCCGATCGATGACCTGAAATTCAATACCCTCAAGACGGGCCTCATGATTGGCCAATCGATCACCCTCAACTCGACGCTGCTCGGCATCAATGTGACACTGACCATCAAGCGCATCCAGGCAGTGGGCTATTCACCGACACAGCTCGAATACCAGGTGGAGGCAATCGGCGGCGATAAAGTGAACTACATCGACCTCATGGCCGTGCTCCTGGAGCAGGAATTGAACCAGAACAGCGTAGATGACTCGACCGTCCTTCAGGTGCTGGTCCGGATTACCGAAAGCATCGCAATATCCGACAGCACACCGACCGTGACCACAAGCACCGGGCCGTATAAATACGGTTCCGCTACGTATGGCTTTGCAACCTGGGGACCGTAATCCACACAACCTGTAGCGTGAATGAAGCGGTGAT